TAATGTCCGTTACAAAATATGCGTCACCTCTTTTTGGTGAAAAAGGTGGTTCAATTATTACAATGACATTTGATGCATCAGTAAGGGTATATCCTGGTTATAACATAATGGGAACTGCTAAGGCTGCATTGGAAAATGAAGTACGACAACTAGCTGTAGAATATGGTAATAAAAACATAAGAGTCAATGCTATATCAGCAGGGCCACTACCAACATTAGCCGCTAGAAGTATCCCTGGTTTCAGTGAAATGACAAGAGCCCATCGAGAAAAATCTCCTTTGAAAAGAAATATAAATCATAATGAAGTAGCTAATACAGCATTATTTTTGATAAGTGATTTATCTTCAGGAATTACTGGAAGTACAATTCCAGTAGATGCAGGATATGGAATTATAGCTTTGTAAGATATTTATTTTTTTGTACTAATATAAATATCTAAAATATCTTCACGAATAACTGAACCAAGGTTTTTATCCCCATCTAAAACCAAAAGTGCAAATAATTTATTTTGATCCATTATTTTTAAAGCCATTTCACAAGATTCATCCTTTTGTATAGAAAAAAATAATTGTGTCTTTAAGAACTCATTAACTGTTATTTGATCCATATCTATTTTCTCTAAATCTCTCAATCCAATAAAACCTTGGATTTTTCCTTCAGAAATCACAGAAACAATATCTCTATATGTAGTTAAATAATTTAAAGATTTTAATTCATTTATACTAATATCTCCCTTTATAGAAACTGATAAAGGTTTATATGCCATACTTACGGGTATATGAGAATTTTGTTGTTGTTCTTTTTTTGTTCCAAACTTAAAAAACGTATTACTTTTTCTAAAATTCTTTACATTGTTTATCATGTATTCATTTCTGCCGGAACTATAAAGAAATATACCTATCAAGATAGTCCATATTCCACCTGTTACATCTCCTAAAAAGATATTCCAAATACCCCAGCCCACAATTAAAAAGGAAATATATTTACCCAATACATATACAAACCTAGAAGCCATATCTTTATTTCCACTAAACCACCAAATTATCGATCTTAAAATTCTTCCTCCATCCATCGGAAAACCAGGAATTAGATTAAATATTGCTAACAAAATATTCATAAAACCTACAACATATATTAATTCCTTAATATTTTGTGAAAAAATTCCAGATCCTAAATTTAGACAGATAGCCTGATTTGATTAAGTCGTCTGTCTTGGTTACTTGGTCACAGGATCCAAATAGACCTTCAAGTACCCACTTGTGGGTCTTGGATCCATCTAATGTTCCAGTAAAACCAAATCTATATTTAGCATTATGCAACTTAGTCATGATGCCAGTCAATGATTTACTCTTGAATAGATGTGCTTCGTCACCGATCACACAATCTATGTCATCAAAATATCTCTTGGGAAACTTGTAAATAGATTGCCAAGTTGATATAATAATATTCTTATCTGTATTCTTATCCTTACCACCATAGATCTTATGAACGTATTCATCCGCAGACCAACCGTAGTCAATGAAGTCGTTGACCATCTGCTCAACAAGGGAAGTAGTTGGGACGATTATAAGTATCTTCTTGCTGGTGGCAGCATAGTATCTGACGAGGGAGTAGATCATAAGAGACTTCCCAGATCCCGTAGGAGAAAGTAACAACTTACGATTATTTTTTATAGCCTCGTACACTGCCTTGTATTGGTATGGACGGGGTTTTATATTGCATACCTTATCCATAAAGTGCTTGACACCTGCTGGTGATACAAAACCATTAGGATCATCAACATCTCCGTACCAATCATTCTTTTCATAGAAAACATTATATTGTTTTTCGTGTGCCCACAATTCTAAATGTTTTTTGAGACCATGATATAACTCACCTGTGCCTGGTGAATACAAACGAATAGTTCCATCCCAGTATTTGTATCTGGGATTCTTTTTTAAGAATTTAGCTTCAGGAACTTCAAACGTAAAATAATCTGATAGTTCTCTATGGACATGCTCTTCTTCAGAATGAATAGTAATGTATACTTCATTCTTCTTTTTAATTGTAAGATTAGACATCATTGTCCGTTAACAAATTTCTCCCATTCAATAGCACTCTTGACCTGAAATCCTCTATTTGAAATTTGTCGCATGACTTGATCTAACCAGTACAACATCTGATCTAGATACTTGATCTTCGCCTCAAGGTTAATGATTTCATCATCACTCTCAAGGTAAGTTTTCATTTTCTCGGAAGTCTTAATGCTTGATCCAAAAGGTTTTTCAGCGTAAACTTTAGCATCTGCTTCTCCAGAGTAATATTCACGCTTTTCTCTAACCAATTTACGGATCTCAAATTCAAGTGAAGCTTTGATCTGTGAAATGTCAGTGTAATGGTTTAAGTATTTATTATGTTGAAATGGGATGTCAAGTGCTAACTGTCCCAGATCTGTAGTGTATTGTTTATTTTTAAATTGAAAGTCAACAGCAGAATCTTCTGCCCAGTCTTCTCTTAATTTTTCAAATTTATTACGAAGAGATTCAAAATTCATAAAGCTCTCATATTTTTATCACGAAGGAAGAACTGCTGGTGTTTGAATGTCACCTCTGCAGTAATGTATTCAACATCAGTTATTGTAGCATCAAACTGTAGGTTACTTAAAGATACAGGAAATATATCTCTGTACTCTACGATGAATGCTGGATTGTATGCGGACGTAACGATGTGTAGCTGTGCGTTAGTATAGATGTCATTTTCTGGTGTCTCTCGTGCCATCTGATCTGCGTTACCATTATCTCTCATCCATTTATGAATAGAGTTATAATTTACTAGATCTTCATCTACAATAAAACGTACAGTAAAATCCCCGAACGTTACACCTCCACCAGGAACAATTGGTAAGTTTCTCCAACGACTTGCTACTTCAGTAGTAGGCATTGAAACATCAGGAATATTTGCTGTTTGACAAAAGAAATCCACTCCCTCAAATTTTTCTAACTTCAAGAGATATCCAATAGGGTTTAGAAAATTCCTATTGGTAGGTTGTTCTTTATACCACTGAGCAGACATGTCAACTTCCCAAGCTATTAGTATTTATGGAATGCGGACGGTACCTGTTTTAGATATTCAAGAACATCAAATTCTACTCTATCAACAATTTCATCTAGTAAATCTATATCTAGATGCATAAAAGGTGGAATGATACCAAGCAAGCGAAGTAATCCATCTACAAACAATGCTAGTGTTATGAATCCTAAAATCATACTGAGTACAGTAGCATCACGATTATGCTTTGCCATCGATGCCTCATCAATTTTTCTTGCTTCATCCACAGCAGTTTCTACTGCTTTCGCAATTAGGATATCAACTTCTTGTTTTGTATAGCTATCCTGGTTCGCCTTCATATTTACAAAAGCTTTCCCAGTCCGCAATTTGCTCTGAGTCATCGTTTTTATTTTTATTATCTAGGTAGGCAAGTTTAATACCTCTTGATTTTAGCACAATTTTCTTTGCTTCTGTCATCTCTTCATGATAAAACACAATTATGGTATCATCTATGCCTTGATCACCACTCATCATCGTCCTCCTTATCATCCCATACTTCGTATGGTCCTCTTTGCATACGTTTTAGCTTTTCAGTTTCAGATCTATACGATGCTGTCTCTGAAATCCACAACGCTAGTTTAATTACTACAAATATTGCAGCAAGTGGGGATAAGCAAAGTATTAATATAAATGAAATATTGTTCTCGCTCATTGCCAGTATTCGTCTAATCTCTCCAAAACGTTAGTCAAAATACGTTGGGCAGCACCACGCTGCCTTTCATCCCACTCAGGATACCAATGTCCTTCAGAGAGACCTGTTTTCATTTTCATGATATAAGCAGTCATAGCTACTTTATCAAGTCTTCCGTTCATTATCAAAGGTATCACTACCCCTATTTAGGTGCATAAAAAAAGACCCCCCATTTCTGGGAGGTCTAAATTTATATGCGTAACCTTTATTAAGTAAGGTTTGCAACACGTACACGTCTGTAATACTGGTTGCGTGAAGCAGTAAGAGCTTCAGCATCAGGTGTACCGTTAGACGCTACAACAAATGGGTTAGCAACCATACCGTATCTAGTCTTGAAGCCAATCTTGGGCTGGAAGGTAGATGGGTCGATGCTTCTTAACATCTGTAGGGGAACGTATGGGCAGTAGAACAGTCCACTGTCATAAGGTGAAGAACCCTTGTAACCAACAACATAGTAGTGTGTGTTAGAAACGTTAGCAGAATAAGGATCAACAAAGACCTTAATGCGTCCGTTCATTGTACCTACTAATAGGTTTCCAGTGTCATCA